CTGTAAACGTAGTTATAACTACCGGAACATCATCAAACACATAATCACCATAACCATTTAACTTAACTACTGGTGGCGGTGCTCCTTGATTAGTACTATTACCACCATAAAACATTTTTGTACAACTTCGTAAGTAATGCAATGCTGATACCCAGTATTGAGCTTCTATTCCATTCTGTACAAAAAAGTCTCCAGTGATAACCAATTGGTCCACTTGTGAATTTGCATATACTTGAAACGGATAATTACTATGTGTAGGAGCTAAAGCGTTATAATTTGCGGTGTGTGACATGATTACCGTAGGAGTATATGGAAACACTAAACCGTTTGTTGCTCGTAATGGCTGTATAAGATGTGATTCGGTTTCAAATGGTTCAGTATTCGGAATGCTTAATTTAACTCGCCAATCTTTCGCAGTTCCTAATGGAAATTTTGCTTTGCCGGCGGCTTTTTTGTTTTCTGAACCAAATTTTCCAAGTTCTTTACCTAATTGGTCTGAATTAGCTAATCGTTGTTTTTTACCTAGCCCAATATCAGTTGATACAGAATCAAAGAACTGTCCACCTAATTTTCGCATAGAATTAGTGGTATCGGAAACAAGTCCTTTGGCTGTATTGATTCCTTTTGCAAATAAATTTTCACCTGTCATGATTTGGTTAAACTCCTACAAGTATTTAGTTGACTTTATTAACTACATAGTTTATAATATGACTTTAAACCTGGAGAATATACATTGCGAAAAGTAAATTACCTAAACAATAAAGATATACTTGCAGAAATTCATAAGTCTAAGAACTCATTTAGCAGTTATACTGATGATGATGCTAACCAATACGATTTAATACTTACTAGTATTGATAAAATTAACATTCGTACTACAGCCGAGGCTAAACGAGTACAAGCTAAACGTCTTAGCCAAAAAGAATACGAAAGACGTAAAGCAAACGGTGAAAAAGTTAAACAAGCTGAATGTGAAATAGACTATAAAAAAATAAGCAAACAAGATGTGATTTTTAGAGTTATGATGTTTGATCACATACCTGATCAGCCAGGTCGTAAAAAGAAACCTAAAACCGTAGCGGATACTAAAGAAAAATTAAACTTTCCGCCATTCCAACATTTTAAATTTAATGACAATGACGAATTAGTATGTATAGGTAAAAGTCATTGGGTTGGTGGTATGGAGAACGGTTACTATGATAAAAGTTGTGGACAAGCAACTGACAAACTAGCTATGATGTGGATGAAACTATGTGAACGCTATGCAACTAGAGGCAATGTTCGCGGATATACATATAATGACGAAATGAAAGGTCAAGCAATTTTACAACTTGCACAGATAGGCTTACAATTTGATGAATCTAAATCAAATAATCCGTTTGCATATTATACTGCCGCTGTTACAAATTCCTTTGTTAGAATTATCAACATAGAAAAAAGAAATCAAAATATTAGAGATGATATTTTAGAAATGAATCATATGAATCCGTCATTTACAAGACAGAATCAAGGCGTATGGGAGCGTGAGCAAGAACAACACAAAACAAGAACTGCGATACCCCCAAAAGTTACAACTATAAAAGTTTCGAAGAAAGAAGGAGTTGACAAATAATCGTTAAGAGTTTATACTATACATAAGAGGATATAAAATTGTTTAAAAAGGCCGCCGTCTTTACGGATATACATTTTGGATTAAAATCTAATAGTAAAGTCCACAACGAGGATTGTGAAGAATTTATAGATTGGTTTATTGATCAAGCTAAAGAGAATAATTGTGAAACTGGCATCTTTATGGGTGACTGGCATCACAATAGAAACAGCTTGAACATTACTACTATGGATGCTACCATTAGAAGTTTAGAAAAACTTGGAAAAGCATTTGAAAATTTTTATTTCTTTCCTGGTAACCACGACTTGTATTACAAAGACAAACGAGACATTCATTCTGTTGAGTTTGGCAAGCACATTCCTGGCATTACTATCGTTAACAAAATTACAACAATAGGTGATACTACATTAATACCATGGCTTGTAGGCGATGAATGGAAACAAATTCCTAAAATTAAAAGCAAATATATATTTGGACATTTTGAACTTCCAAATTTCTATATGAACGCAATGGTGCAAATGCCTGATACAGGAGAATTACAAGCTGATCATTTTAAACATCAAGACTATGTATTTTCAGGGCATTTTCATAAACGACAAGTTAAAGGTACTGTAAATTATATTGGTAATGCATTACCTCATAACTATGCCGATGCTTGGGACGACGAAAGAGGTATGATGGTGCTGGAGCACGGCGGCGCTCCTCAATATCTTAACTGGTGGAATTGTCCCAAGTATCGTACAGTAAAATTATCACAGTTATTAGATGAAAAAGACACTTTAATTAAACCTAAAATGTATTTGAGGGTTACATTAGACTTACCTATTTCATATGAAGAAGCTAGTTTTATTAAAGAAACATTCCTTCATGAACATGATTGTAGAGAAATTACACTTATTCCTAATACTACAGATGAAGAAATTAATACAGATATTGACATTACAAAATTTGAAAGTGTTGATCAAATTGTTGCCAAGGAAATTCAAGCTATTGAATCTGATAGTTATGATAAAGCAAAATTACTTGACATTTATAACAAGTTAGGAGAAGACCGTGATTAGAATACAAGACCTAACAGTTAAAAATTTTATGAGTGTAGGTAATACTACACAAGCAATTAACTTTAATCAACATCAACTTACACTTGTACTAGGTGAAAATATAGATCAAGGTGGCGATGACGCTGGTTCACGTAACGGAACAGGTAAAACAACAATTATTAATGCTATAAGTTACGGATTATACGGTCAAGCCCTTACAAATATTAGACGTGATAACTTAGTAAACAAAACTAATAACAAAGGTATGTTAGTTACGCTAACTTTTGAAAAAAATGGAGTAAGTTATCATATTGAAAGAGGTCGTAAACCAAATTTACTAAAATTCTCTATTAATAATGAAGATCAAGAAATAACTGACGAAAGTCAAGGTGATTCACGTAAGACTCAACAAGACATTAATACATTGTTAGGTATGAGCCATGAGATGTTTAAGCATATATTAGCATTAAACACATATACCGAACCTTTCTTAGCATTAAAGAACAATGATCAACGTGCTATTATAGAACAACTATTAGGTGTTACTATATTATCTGAAAAAGCAGACCTTTTAAGAGAACAAATGCGTATTAATAAAGAGCATATTGTTCAAGAGAATGCAAGACTTACTGCACTTAAAGATAGTAACGAAAAAATTAAAGAGAATATTGACAGATTACATAGCAGAAGAAAGGCTTGGATAGCACAAAACAAACAATCGTGCGATAAACTACAGAAAGCAATTTACGAATTAGAACAATTAGATATTGATAGTGAACTTGATGACCACGAACAACTAGCATCTTGGTCTGACCTTAACAAGCATCATACAAATCTTACAAAAGAACTAGCAACTGTAGAACGTGCATTAGAACAAGCTGATAAAAATGTACAAAAAGTTGGAACTGATCTTGATGACCTTGAACATGCTAAGTGTTACGCCTGTGGTCAAGAACTTCATGATGATAAACTTGAAGAAATGAAGGACAAACTACAAAAAGACTATGGCGATGCACATACATATATGATTGAAATTGCTAACAAGTATGATAAGGTTAAAGCAAAACTTGAAGACATTGGTACATTGGATTTAAAACCTAATACTTTTTATGAAACAGCCAAAGAAGCATATGAACATAGAGGCAATGTTGAAAGTTTAAAGAAAACATTAGCAGAAAAAACAGATGAAGTAGATCCTTATCAAGAACAAATTGATGATTTAAAAGAAACAGCATTACAAGAACTTAATTGGGATAATATAAACGAATTAAATTCTTTAAAAGATCACCAAGACTTTTTATATAAACTCTTAACTAATAAAGATAGCTTTATAAGAAAGAAAATTATTGATCAAAATCTTGCATACTTAAATAATAGGCTTACATATTATCTTAATAAACTTGGATTGCCGCACCAAGTACTATTTCAAAACGATCTAAATGTAGAAATTACACAATTAGGTCAAGACCTAGACTTTGATAACTTGTCAAGGGGTGAACGTAATAGATTAATCCTTGGATTGAGTTTTTCTTTTAGAGATGTTTGGGAAAGTTTATATCAACAAGTTAATTTACTATTTGTTGATGAACTAATAGATAGTGGTATGGACTCAGCAGGTGTTGAAGCTTCATTGAGCGTACTTAAGAAGATGGGTAGAGAACGTAATAAAAATATATACCTTATTTCGCATAAAGATGAATTACAAGGAAGAGTAACTAACGTACTTAAAGTTGTCAAAGAAGCTGGGTTTACATCTTACGATAATGATGTAGAGGTAACACAATGACCGATATAAACGATGATACGCACGACTTACTAACAAAAGCATATATAGAATATTATAAAAATAATGAAAATTTTGAAAAACGTAAAAGTGAAAAGACTAAACGTGCAACTAGAAGATGGTTAAGTGAAATACGTAGGTTAGCTTCTCTTCGAAGAGTAGAAGTTATGGATTCTCATCGGGCACATCATCAGAAACAAGACGACTAATGCCAATTCTATGTAAGTATCTACATGGAGTGGACTTTTAAAAACAAAATTATACAGCAATTACCAGATGATTGCGTAGGGTTTGTATACATTATTACTAATACAACTAACAATAGAAAATATATTGGTAAAAAATTAGCTAGATTCAAAAAAACTAGACCTCCACTTAAAGGCAGAACTAATAAACGTAGAAGTACAGTAGAAAGCGACTGGAAAGATTACTGGGGATCTAGCGACACATTATTAGCCGACATTGAAAAACTAGGTAAAGGTAAATTTACAAGAGAAATATTACATTACTGTCCAAGTAAAGGTGTTACAAGCTACTTAGAAGCAAGAGAGCAGTTTGAACGCAGAGTATTAGAAACTGACGAATACTACAACGGCATTATTAACGTACGAGTAGGCGGGTCTAAGATATTAAGAGAAGCCCTTAAAGGCAAATAAGCCAGATTTACATCTAATAATAAAACTCCACTATAATTATCAGTACAGGCACAACTCTTCCACACACAGGCAAAAAATAAGCAACGCTGTTTGATCGAGGTAGCTCGATTCACCTTGAAGACGTACTCAAATGACGTCTAGATACTGGTGTGTTGCAAGGCTAGACTAACTTTAGGTCTAAAAGATGCTGGCTCTGAGTAAAAAGCAACCAGCTCGGTAGAAAATTCCGCTTGATAGGGATTAATACCGTCCGTAACTATACGAAGGCTGAAGTAAGGGGTTGTCGGGTTACCGCCTCTGTACATTTAATGTAATCTTCTTTATCAAGATGGTACGCTCATCTCACATGATGGCTATTAAATACTTTGTCCGGAGACGGGCGAAGTATGGCTCAACTATCTACATGATGCAAAAGTGCTTAACGCACTTATTCATCTTAAAGAAATAAAATGTTTGAGCGTAAGCGAAAACAAAGTGAGCTTTAGCTCACTTCAGAACAACCATTAATAAGACTTATATATTAATGTAATTCTGGATCTCTTCCAAGACCTTTAACAGTATACTTAATGTCTGATACTATTTCGTAAATACCATTAGGGTTAGCATCTTGTAGCTGTTGCATAACTTCATATGCTTCTGATTCACTACTACAATCAATTAACTCAACATTCTGAGTAACTGTCTCAATAACCTTATATATAGTCTGAGGCATAAGAGTATTTAAGAGGCTATGTCGAAGGATTATAGCTAAATATAATTGAACAGGGAGTTTATAATGAAAATACACCAAATAATCAGCGAATCTGACGTTAACGAAGCTCCTGGTGGTGGTATTATTGGTAATTTAGCCAAGAAGGCTGGGGCAAAAATAGCTGGCGCTGTCGGCATGAAAGGTACCCAAGCTGGATTACAAGGCAAATTAGACGCCAACTCAAGAGCTAAAGAACTATACCAGGCATTCAGAGCATATATGGGTCAAACAGGTGGCGATCCTAAAAAGCCTACAGCAGATCAACTGAAAGACTTTATGGCTACACAAAAAATGCCAACAGGTAGATTGAATAACTTGTCTGGCGTTTTAGGTAAGAAACAAGTAGACGATATATTACAAGGTGCGGCACAAGATACTTTTAAAGGTGCGGCTGGCCAAGCGGCAGTAGGTGCAGAACCAGAACCAGAGCAACCTTTAGGACAAAAATTTGGAGCACAAGCAGGTGCACCTGAAACACCTAGAGCAAGTGGCGGACCAGGAGTAACACCAACAGCAGGTGCTGGCGCTAAAGCAGGCGGAGGTAAAATTCCACCTAAACTACAAAAACAAATTGATGCGTTAAACCCGCAACAAAAACAAGAACTAGTTAAGTTGCTATAGGATAAGCAAAATGAAACTGCAAGAAGTCTTTGCCTACAATTTAAAAACCCAACACATATTAACTGAAGGTTGGGATACACTTACAGAAAGCCAACGTATCTATCTTGGCAAAGCTGAACGTGAGCTATGGCCATTAATGGAACAGCTTACAAAAGTGTTTGAAGCAGAACTTACAACAGATCAAATCCAAACAATATTCAAAGGCGCTGAAGACCATGCAATGGCTTCAGGTTCAAATAAAACTGCATTAGGTAAAGCAGGCCAGGTAGCAAAACTTCCTGTCGATGTCATGAAAGCCGTTAACGCAAAAATTAACGAGCTTGGTAAGATGGCACAAAATACTGGTCCTGTTAAAAACATGGATGCAAAGTTTGAAGAGCTAAAAAAGAAAATTGGAACCAGTGATGGAAAAATTGTTCAAGGTGTTAAAGCAGTTAGCGACTGGGCAAAAGAAAATCCCGGCAAGGCAAGTTTAGCAGTAGCTATACTTACAGCCGCGGCGGCGTTTGCTGGAGGACCAGTTGGCGGTGCGGCAGTAGGTTTCTTATTACGTTCAAGTAAAGATTTATTACAAGGTGAAAAACTTTCGACAGCGGCAGGTAAAGCGGCTAAAACAGCGGCAGTTGGTGCTCTTGCAGGTATGGCATTTAATGCCATTGGCGATGCTGTTGTTGATAATATTGAAGCAAATGGAATGGCGGCAATTGATGCAACGGCCAAATCACTTGAAAATGCCAACGTCGTTGATGCTGTAGCAGATGTAACAGCTGAATACGGTGATGTAGTTAATACACTAAATGATGGTTACACTCAACTATCAATGTCAGGAAGTATTAATAATTATTTTTACGACTTCAATGTTATTATGACAGGTGACGAAATTCAACAGTATCAAACATTATCAGATGCAGTATCGGCCGCAAAAGATGCCAGCGGTAGTTTTTCTGAACAGGCACTTGGTGCAACTGCAAAATTACATGACTTCTTAGGAACAGTTCAAGCAAGTGATAGTCAAGATACAATGAGAGCGGCAATAGACGCTCTAAGACACGCAAAAGAAACTGGATTAACTAGTGTTCAATTAGAAGAGCTAGTTGGACAAGTAGATAATTTAGAAGCATTCGTTGATAGTGCCACAGAAAAGATACCTGGTGCGGCCGCAGTAATTCAAGGTGCAACACAACAAGCAAACGATTTTGAGAAAGAAGCTATTAAGGCTAAACCACCTAAAAAAGAACCAGAACAAATGGAACTTCCTTTAGAAGAACCAGCAGAAGCAATTGATTATAAAGATTACTTACGTGATAAATTAGCAGAGGTTGGTCCTGATAACTTATGGATGGATGATCCTAAGTATGCAGATCCTAGTAAGCAAAAAGGTGCACAACAAGAATTACCATTAGATAATCCTAACACACTAGCCGCTAAAGCAAAAAGAGGCTTAGGTAATGTTGCAAGTAAAGTTGGCTCAGCCGCCAAAGGCGCGGCAACATCGGCAGGTAAAGCCGTGGCAGGAGCCGCTTCAAGTGCCGCTTCTGGTGTTAAACAAGGTATGAAAGATGTAGGAAATAAAGTTACAGCTAACAAACTTACTAAAGATTGGAAAAAAATGGGCTCACCAACAGATACAGGATCTGTTGTTAATGTATTAGCTAATGCAGGATTAAGTAATGATGATATAGCGGCAATTGGAACAGGTGCTAAAGTTGATTTACCAGTAACAAAGACAACTACTGATGCAGAACCAGAAGCAGGTGCAGAACCAGAAGCAGGTGCAGAACCAACAGCAACACCAGGTGAAGAACCAACAGAAAAACAACCAGGTGCTGATGCTGAAGAAACACCCGGTGCAAAGGCTTCACAACAAACAGCAAACAAACTTGAAAAAGGAACTAAAGCAGATGGTCCCGACGGAGATCCTTACACTTGGAAAGGTGGACAATGGATTAATGATAAAACTGGTAGAGTAGCAAAAAGAGATGTAGGAAAACAATTAACTTCTAATGCTACGGAGCCAGAAGATGCAGAAGCAGTTCCATCAGATACTCCAGGAGCAGAACCAACAGCAGAACCAACAGCAACACCAACAACACCAACAACACCAACACCAACAGCAGAACCAACAGCAACA